GGGGTTACAAGTTTCAGACAATGCTAGAGAATTTTTAACAATTAAATTTGTAGCATTTCAAGAAGCATTAGAAGAACTTGTAGAAAACAATGATTTTAATATGATGACAGATGCTCAGTTAAATTCAATGGTGACTAAAAATTTAAATGAGACTGTATCTAATTATATAGCAGACGCGCGACGAGCTGGTATTCCAGAAGAATTTATCCGAAACTTTAATCTTTGGCACCAACAGGTTGTTAATATCTTAACACAAAGTATTGAAGACAATGTTTATTCAATGATACATACCACACAAAACTCAAAGATGTACGCAATTTTGACAGCGTATGATGCAGCTCTTGGTGCAACTATTGAGGACGTAGAAAAAACATTAGAAGCCAGGACTTATTAAATTAGGAGAATAAAATGGATGTAGGTATATTAAACAGTTTAGGATATTTTGAAGTTATAGAAATATCTGTTTGGTTAGCCATAATGTATTACGGCAAATGCTGGGTAGATAATAAGTTCAAGTGAGATTGGAGAGAGGAAACGAGCATAAGCCTGAAATATCTTGATTTTATTAGAGGGGAAAATTGCTTTTGTGGTCAAAAGGGAGAACCTCACCATCTGAAAAATGTGGGGATGGGAAGAGACAGGAAAAAACCGATGATAGAACACTTTGAGGCAATTCCCCTGTGTCGTATACACCACACGGAAATTCACACCCTTGGTAAAAAAACGTGGATGAAAAAGTATGATTCCGTAAATTTGTACAAAGTGTTGTGCAAACTTTTAATTAACTATTTGTGGGAGCTGGAAAACGATAGACGATGAACTGCTGGCACTGCAAAAAAGAACTTATATGGGGCGGAGACCATGACACGGAAGACGATGAAGAGTACGACATTATAACCAACCTGTCGTGCCCGAACTGCTATTCGTATGTCGAGGTCTACTATCCGTCGGAAAAAACAATTAAGGAATATGAAAAAAATAAAGGAGAAACACATGAAAGATTTTGATAACATAATTAAGATAGTCCTAAAGCACGAAGGAAAATACGTTAACGACAAGCATGACGCAGGTGGCGAAACTAATTTTGGTATATCCAAGAGGAGCTATCCTGATGTAGATATAAAGAACCTAACAAAGTCCGATGCCATAAGTATATACAAGCGTGACTACTGGGACAGGTATAAAGTCGAGAGCTTGCCTAAGGAACTATGGCACATCTATTTTGATATGTGTATTCACATGGGCAACTCAAGAGCCGTAAAAATACTACAAAAGTCTGCGGTCAATAGAGGAAGAAAGATAAAAATAGATGGAAGGTTGGGTCGAAATACACGAAGAGCATTGAATGGGGTGTCGGTAAATAGGGTTCGTGCTTTTCGGGTTAGGTATTATGTAGAATTGGTAAATAAAAAACCACGCAACGAGAAGTTCTACTATGGTTGGTTTCGCAGGGCACTTGAAGTATGAGAGTTAGAACAAAAACCATAAGTGCGGTATATAATGCCTAAATTCGACGGGGAAATGTGGCAGAAATAGAACTAAGACCACACAAAGGGAAACAAACCGAGTTCCTCAAATCTAAAGCTAACTGGGTTTTTTATGGGGGAGCAAGAGGAGGAGGGAAAAGCCTCATGCTGGCGTGGAAAGCAGCACTAACCCCCAGAAGATGGCACTATGAATATAAAAAACAAGAAATTACAGAAAAATCGGCAATGCGACTCAAAGCTAATAAAAAAACCTACCGCACAATTGTCGATTCTGTCTCCATTAATTATCCTGATTATATAGCACTTTTAGTCAGACGTACCTACCCCCAGCTTGAAAGAAACCTGAAACCCGAATGTGATAAGCTCTATCGACACTACGGAGCTAACTGGCAGGAAAGAAATAAATGCTATCTGTTCCCGTCGGGAGCTAAAGTCTATCTTGTTCACTGCCAAGACCGAAGAGCATTAGATAACTATATCGGAGGTAACTATAACTTCCTCGGAATAGACGAGGCAAACCAATTCCCAGAAGGATGGGTGGACGAACTTGCTACCTCCGTCAGAACAGACAACCCAGAACTGTCTCCGCAAATATGCCTTACATCAAATCCTGGGAACATTGGTCATGTCTGGCTGAAAAGAAAATTTATAGACAGATGTCCACCTGACAACCTCGGGAAAGCGGTTTTCGATGACCGCTTCCAAGTCGAATATCAACGTAAAAAATCAGGAAAAACCTTCCGAGATGAAGACGGTATAAGCTGGAAATTTATACCAGCTACCGTGTTTGATAACCCCTCACTCTTGGATAATGACCCTGGATATGTAAAAAAATTGAAACAGCTTAACCCTATCCTGAGAGCTATGTGGCTTGAGGGACGTTGGGATGTGTTCGCAGGGACGTTCTTCGATAACTGGAATCCTATGCACCATATCATTAGCGGAGGATTTCAATACAACAAGCACTTTAAAAAAACGACACACGCTCTCTATAGATTTTATGATTATGGGACTAAAGCTCCGTTTGTCTGCCTGTTTGCTGCGGTTGACCGCAATCAGGATATGATTATTTTTGACGAAATTGTGGAAACGGGTCTCTCTGCCTCTCGGCAAGCTAAGTATGTTAATGAGTATACTTATAAAAATTATAAACTTAAACCTAACGACTTTGCCGAAGATATAGCAGATCCTGCCTACTGGACAAAACATTCAGAAAAAGAAGGGAGACTCTATTCTCCAGCAGATTTTTATGGCGACGAAGGGATATATCTGTCAAAAGCTAATAACGACAGAAAAGCAAAAGCAAAGATTGTCTACGAAGGCTTTACAGTACCAGACGAAGGCAACCCGAGAGTACGCTTTACTGAAAACTGCTTGTATTGTATTGAAACATTGCCTAATTTGCCTGCGGCACCCCTTGATCCCGAAGACGTGGATACTAAGTCTGAGGATCATGCCTTTGATGCTCTGTCCTATGGTATGCTTAAGGTGCTAACTGGTATAGTTACAGAAGAGAAGCGGAAAAAAGGATGGAGATACAAACTTTTAGAGAGAGCAAAAGGAGGAACTTTGAACTGGAAAACAGCATAGTTGGCTAAAGACGCAAGAGCAGAAAAAATTTTAAAAAGTTTTCAATATGCTTTTGATTCCTTTAAAACGGCAAGGGATGACAGCGAAAAGGCTGTCCGTTATTTAAACAACGACACTTGGACTGCGGCAGAAAAATCTGCTGCCACAAAACATAAAAAACCAACTTTATCTTATAACATAATCACCCCCATAATCTCCACACTTATGGGAAACGAGCAACTCAACCGAAGGCAGGCTCGTTATAAACCGACAACAATCGATAGTGTCCACATAGCAGATATTATCCAGGGTCGCTGGTCTGCACTTGTAGACGAGCAGGATATAGAAGAAAAACTCCAGATTGTCTTCACAGACGCACTGACCACTAAAGTTGGGGGATGGATACAGAGATCTTTTGAGATGAATGAAGCTGGATATCTCGATTTTAAATATGATGTTCTGAATAATATGAGGGTTTTTATCGACCCAGAAACGAGAGCTAACGATTATAAGCTTGAACATTGCCGATGGATAATTAAAGAGGGGTGGGAAACCCTAGATGTCATATCAGAAAAATACACAATCGATCCAGACGAACTGAAAAAAGAAAGATCAAGAGATTGGTGGACACAACTTTCAATGACCGTCAGGCGTTTCGCAGACAAGGGATACTCTAGGGGTCTTGAAAACTATGACAAGGAAAATGACCGTTACCGCATTCTTGAAATGCAGGAGAGAACAGCAAGGAAAATGGTGCGGATATTTGATGGTGAGAATTATATGACCGTCGAAAAGAAAGATTATAACAAATTAAAAATCGACACTCCAAACCTTACGAAAATTCAAGACTTTGAACAGGCTACAACTCACATTACAACACTTATCCCATTTTTTAAAAACTTAATCGTAATAGATGAAGAATCAAAAAACCCCACACCTAACTTTGATGTGTTCCCAGTGTTTTCATATAATTACAACATCCAAGTCTCAGAGCAGACATCCCTTGTGGATCTTTTATTAGACATACAGGACGATGTAAACAAGGCAAAAAGCCAGGTGAGGGATTATGTAACTCAAATACTGTCTGGGGGAGTCTTTATAGATAAGCGGGAGAAGGAAACCATCAAGGCACTCAAGACCAAAGGGAACCAGCCAAACATGGTTTACGAGTTAAACAATCCCGCCATAATGCCCCAAAAGATGCCCCCATCCTCGATTCCCTCAGACATTATGCTTAACGCAGAGAATTCAGTCGGGTTTGCACAGAGAGTATCACTAATCAGCGAGGCGATGAAGGGCGAAACGTCACGCTCTGGAGAATCGGGTGTTTTATTTGAGGCAAAAGTTAAACGTGCAGCAGCAGCAATTAATCCTTATTTCAGAAATTTATCAAGGTTAAGGAAGACTATTGCCGAGGATTTTGTGGACAATTTTAGTTTTGTATACGCAGAGAAAGACCGCATTGTCAGGGTAAAGGGGGACGATATCTTCTCAGAAGTAATTTTAAATCTTCAGGCGGCTGGAGAAACTTTAAACAATGTTATAAATCCATCTATTTATGTAGAGTTGGATGAAGGAGAACAAAATGTCACGAACATCGAGGATAATTTCAATCGCCTCCTCGCTTTGGTTAACCTTATCGGGCAGTATAACCCAGCACTTGTTGACGTGGAAACTATTGTGGCTCAAGCTCCGATTCCAGGTGCTGATAAAATGGTCGAACATATCCAAAGGGCACAGCAGTCGCAGTCAGAAGCGGCACAGGCACAGGGAGACATTGAAAGGACAAAGGCGATCCTTGAAAACGTCAAAATAGAAAGAGGAATAATGACCGACGAGGAAAAGATGCGTATGGATGCAGCTAAAAAGGAGAAATAAAGTGTCAAACGGTAAAACTGAAGCAATGGTGAGAGTAGGCAAACAGAGACCGTATATTGGAGAAGGAGAATTTAATAAAGCATTTGCAGATGCCAAGGCAGCAGGCAAAAAGACTTTTACTTGGGATGGGCGTTTATATAAAACTGAAGAAGGTGTAGTAGGCAAACAGAGATCGTATATTGGAGAAGGAGAATTTAATAAAGCACTTGCAGATGCCAAGGCAGCAGGCAAAAAGACTTTTACTTGGGATGGACGTTTATACCCAACTGAAACAGCTGAAAAGCCTGAAAAAAAGAAGT